TGCCGCCTTGTATGTAATCTCAGGTTCATTCCAGTTATCAGTATCACTGGCACTTATATTACTACCTACCTCATCAAAGTCAGCAGTAGGTATATCTTTTATTCTTTCTGCTTTTCTTAATGTCAGCGTGCTGTGTTCTTTGTCTGCATTGTTAACTGCTAACCTATTGGTATCCGGTTCGTCCATCTCTTTAGGATAAACCGAGATGCCTGTTGGCTGGCCATCGGCATCCAAACGACTGTTAGGATCATAGAAACCTAATTCCGTATTACCTAATTCAGCAGGCCGGCCAGGTAATGTACCAACAACTACCGGTTCTTGTTTAATCTCATCTCTAAAATATCCCCATACCCAACTGCCTTCTACAATAAAAGAAGGTGACTGACCAAGACCAGATATGCCTGAGGCAGTCGTAGGCAAGGTAACACTTGCCCAAGGCAAGTCTGCTGTGGGTAATGAGAGTTTGTCGCCTATGTGTACGCCAAGACATCTCACACGCAAACGGCCAGTCATCTCAGGATCGTGCCTGTCCTCTACTACACCAACAAACCAATCAAATTTATTTCCGAGAAATGCCATTTAATCCTGCCGATATATGTTTATTTTTAATCACTACGCTATATGTCATTTTTTACTATTTAATTCTTTCCTACGCAACTCGTCTAGTTCTTCGTTATTGTGTACTATTAAGTCTGTATACCCTAGGGTTGCCTTACTTATGTCTATATTACTATACTTATCGTTGATCCAGGCAGTCGCTAGACTGACTTTATCTCCTAGTATTGTCCATATGCTGTGTGTGCCTTTGTAAAACTTATGGTATCTATTGTAATATAATATACAGTCTATCTTATAGTGAGTATTCTCTATCATATTATTAAAATTGTCTTTACATCTCTTGCTGATGTCTTTAATCTGTGTTTTTATGTTCATTCTCATTATCTTTGCTCAGTTAATTGTTTTCTCTCATATTGTGGCAGTTGGCCAGCCGCTATCAAAAAAAATTCTGACTCTTAGCAACTCTATGCCTTGTCTATGTTATACTGCGAATAACTTAATCCTTCTTCGTTCTCTTGTCCTGTGAATAAATCTATATTATCCTCAGGTAGTCCTACACTATAACTGTCTTTTACTAGTTCTACGGTCATTGTGTGCGTTTTACTCATTTTTAAACCTACATTGTGTTTTATTTCTGTTATTAGATAACGACCAGTTAGATATGGGTCATTGTCTTTATCTGCGGAGTTCTTTAATTCTTTAAAACTAGGGTGTGTAAAGTGAACAACCTCACCTACACTTATGCCTGTGAATCCTGGTACCTTTATTTCAAGTATTATAGATGATAACGCTGCTTTCTGCGATATTCTCTTGTCTTCATTATGACTATGACCTAGGTATTCATATTCATTGTGTACTTTTGATGTGCCTGAAACTAGATGTATTTTTGTGTCTGCATAATCTGATATTGTTTTACCTAGTGCAAAGTTAAAGAAAGGTACAACTGCCTTATCTTCTCCTTCTTCTAAATGATTTTGTTTTGTATAGTTTAAATGATAGTCAAATCTATCTACTGCAACTGTCTTATTAAAACTGTCGTGTGTAATAGTCTTACTAGCAAATGTACCATAGTTTAGTAATCGTAATGTGTCCACTTGACTTTTTATCTTAAAGTCTGATACTGCCTGCAAAGCGTTGATTATATCTCTATCACCTTTTTCATCTCTATATGCAACTATCTTTGGCGAATATCTTGCTCTTACTGGTTTAGGTGCGCCACCTTCTTCACAAAACATAGATTCAAATGTCTTATAATGAAATCCCTCTCCTGTTTCATAAAACTTATAACCTGAATTGTCAAAACTTTTTGATTCTGATAACATAGATATTTGTTTGATAGCGTGTAATGGTTTAACACGAGGTGCAATATACTTAGCAACTGTCTTTGTTTCTTCTATAATCAAGTTCTTTTTACTGTCTAAATCACTTCTTACTAAATCTTGTATTGCCTCATCTGTTGTACCTGTAAATGCTCTGGATACTTTTGATAAGTCATTCTTAACTCTTTCCATACTGCAAAATTCTAATGTGTATGATTGTGTTCTATCTTTTAACATTGCCTTATTTCTAATGCCTGTTATCATCATAGGGTGTCCTGATTTCACAGAAAAGTCATAACCTCTTTGTTCACCTGGTGTATATAATTTAAATTCTATTCTTTCAAATCCTGTTAAGGGTAACATACTGATTAAGTTAACACCGTCAATGATACCTACATCACCGTGTAAAAAAGGACTCTCTAAACTTTCATAGATATTTAATTCTAATACTTGGTCTGTTATGATTTGTCTGAATATACCCTCGTCACCTTCTCTATGATAAGGTATGATATGAACATCTGTTAGTATGAAGTTACCTGGTCGCTCTAATAAGGTATTGCTTGCGTTAAAATATGTCATTATTATCCACTCGTTAATTTCTCAAATTCCTCTATGAATATTTGTAAGTAAGCAGGGTCTAGTAATTTAATTTGTCGTTTTTCATCTTGTAGTCTATCTTCATATTCTCTATTACTGATTGATTGTGCTCCTACATCCGTAGATTGACATTCTATAAGGTGTGAATAATCGGCAGGTCCTTGTCCTGTTGTACGACCACTAGATTGTAGTTTCTCATAATGATGTACTGCTTCTGGATTGTCGTATTTGTTGTAAATATATTGTTCAAACTCTTGTATAGATAATGGCCAGCCATAGTATCTATCTGTTATATTGTTTGTTAATAATATTACCCAATGATATTGTGCATTACCAAAATGTCTATATGCAACATCTTCAGGTTTCTCTCCACTTACTACATCATATTTGTCATATAAGGTTGCAACATCAAATGCTTTATCTCTTATTTTGACTCTTGTAAATAAATCTGTTAATAATTTTAAATTACCATCGCCTTTTAAATCGTAATACCCTTGTGAAAAATAATTGAAATACATTAAAATCCTTCAGATATAGTTTGTTTTGTCATAATTTCTGTTTCAGAAAATGTCAAATTTAATTTAGATATAACAGGCATAGCACCGTGAACATCTGATTTAAATGTATGGAATACACCTTCAGGTGCATAATCAACTGACATATCTTGTAATACACATCTACTAATTTTAGGTAAATATGTGTTGACTTTATCTCGGTAGTAATACATTATTTGAAATTCAGATGGCGTAATCATATATTTTTCGTTTGATACATCTGGTGCCATATGAAATTTAAATAACTGCATAATTTTATTTACTGAATCAACCTCTTTTTGATTTTTAGGTGCAAAGTCAAACTCAAAATTAAAACTTCTAAATGGTACAGATTGAAATGCTAATTCCATTCTCGGGTTAAGTGCTCTACCAGTTTGTTTTGTAAAGAAACCAGCAGCACCAGGAAATGCAACTTCAAGTGCCCCTTGCATAACTTGTCTACCTATCACACCACCTGTTTCCATTAACATACCTAATATATCTGTCATACCTTGACCAGCAGTTACATCACCTGACATAAAACTTGCAATATTCTTTTTGACATTACCACTTGCGTCTTTTAACATTGCTATATTTTTTGTTTCTGCTTGTTCATAAGTTGCCTTATAATCAAATTTTGCTGAGGCAGGAGTGTATAATATAATAGATGAACCAAGGTGTTTATGTGTCTGCGTTTGACCTTCTCTATGAAGACCTGATTTAGTACCTTTCAAAATAGATTGATCTAAACCTTGTTTCTTAAATCTTTCCCTTCTTTGTCGGTGTCCAGGTGATTCTCCTAAACCAAAATTGCTATCTATATTGCCAAATTTACTAGAAACGAAACTATTACGAGGTCCATCAGATTTCAATGATCTTGTATTCCATATTGTATCAAACATTATATAATGACCTTCACCTAAATTTGCTGTTTCTTCAGGATAATATACCATACCATATTTAAATGGGTCGTTATCTGCTGATAAGTGAGCGGTAGGCGATTTGTCTATGTCTAACCTAGACTTACTTGCTAGTTTAGCAGCAAGTTTAGTTGTGCTACCACCAGCAGCAAATTTTGACATTAATGTTTTGCCAATCTGATTTGCTATTTGACCTTTGATTACATTTGCTACTTTTGATGTCCAACTCATTTTTATATCCTTACTAAATATTGTTATAACTATTTATATGATATGAGCAAGTCTTTTAAGGGAATATATAAACCAACAAACCCTAAAAAATATGTTGGCAACCCAAATAATATAGTATATCGTTCACTTTTAGAGCGTAAATTTATGGTCTATTGTGATAACAATCCTGGCATAACAAATTGGGCAAGTGAAGAATTACCTATAAGATACTACAATCCTATTGACAAGAAATACCATAGATACTTTCCAGACTTCATACTAAAAACAGACAAAGGTAAAAAGATGTTGATTGAGATTAAACCCTCTCGTCAATGTGCTAGACCTAAACCACCTAAAAAGAAAACTAAATCGTATATGCGTGAGAGTTTTGAGTTTATTAAAAATCAGGCAAAGTGGAAAGCGGCAACTGTTTATGCTGAAGATAACGGTGCTGTGTTTAAAATAATTACTGAAAAAGATTTAGGTTATAGTTATTAAAAATCAGCAGAACCTGTTGAACCTTGTTTAACAAATTTTAATGTAGGTTCTTCGTGGTGATCTAAAAATCCAGAAACATTAGTTGAAGATGATTGAGCATTATTTGATGTAGCATTATTTTGTACATTGATAACTGTTGGTGGTTTAATATTATTACTTTCTGATTCTAAAGCTTTAAGCATTGATGATGTTTTTAATTGTCCACCACCATCATCACCAGTTATATCTTTTATACTCAATGCTTTTGCATTTTCATTTTGTTCATCACTTAAATAAGATTGTGCGTCTTGTGATCTATTTGCTTTTGCTTGTTCGTAACCTTCTTCACCTGGTTGATAAATTTGTCCATCAAAATCAACAGCAGGTGCATTTGAGGCGTCTTTTGATTGTGCTAAAAATTCATCTACATTATTCGTGTCTGCTATTCCAGTACCATCTTCTCCTACAGCATAAGTGCCATCATCCATTTGATCGTATGATTTTGCTTTTTCTTTTTCCATTCTCGTATCAGTTTCACCATCATCATCTTTACCTAATCCTAGTTTTTTACCTAACCACGAGTTACTAAACCATTCACCTATTGCCTTAAAGAAACCTGTTATTTTGTTCCATATCTTCACAAAAAACGCTGCTATCTTATCAATTCTTTCAGCAACAAATTGAATTGCTGCTACAACTAAAAGAAATACACCAGCAATCATTATTCTAGCAGTTTTAAAAAAGTTTACAAGACCTTTAAATGCCTTTTTCAACCCACCTGCCTTAAATAAACTTGTTAGACCAGTAAATACACCCTTACCTGCTTTAGAAAAAGATGTCATTGCTTCTCCAATAGTATCAGGTATTACCATAAATGCCTCTTTTAATTCCTGAAACTTACCAAATCCTTGATCTGATTGACCTGTGTCTGCTGACATTCCTGTTTTCTTTTCAATCTTCTCGTTATCTTCTTTTAATTCAGAAATATCTTTTTCATTTTCTTCAATTTTTTTCTGTGCAACTTTTCTCTCATCAACACCTTTTACATCTGCTTCATCAAGTGCCTTTTGTAATTGTACTCTTTCAAGTGTTTTTGATGTAATTTCTTTTTCGTTTGCTTTGTACTCTTGTTGAAGAGCAAATATTTCTCTTTGTGTTAATAATACTACCTCATTGCCTCTTATTTCTGCCTTTAAACCTTTTTCTCTAAAATTAGCAAGTTTATCTTCTAATTTCATTTGTCTATCATTAAATCTGTTAACT